GCTTCTGCCTGTGCTTCTAGGTCAGCGATTTGAGCCAAGAGCATACCAAGTTGATCAACTTTGGTAATTTGTAGGTCTAATACTTGCATTTGATTCTCCTTATCTATCTCACTCAACATTGAGTAAGACAATTATAAGTTAAGTAATCTTAATAATGCAAGATATTTTATAGGGATATACCCTTAGAAAACAGGGCAATATTTGGCAGTTACGATCAATAGGGCAGAAAGCCGCAAAACTCCCTAATTACTGCATCCTATTTTGACGGCTTAACGCCCTTAAAAAGTGGGGTACTTGCGGGCCTAGATATGTGAAGCCAAATCCGCTTTCCCCCGTTCCCGTGAAGGAACTTTAATTATAAGCCGTTCTTTATTTGATAAACCCGCAGTAGATGCTCAAAGCACTCCCAGCCCTTTTGAAGCCGATCCTGCTCAATTTCTATCAATTTGACCTGATCGGTCGTACCGTTGACAAAGACAATAGCGCACCTAGCCGTTGGTACTCCTAGACCCTCTCGGTAGGCGGCTAACTGCATCTCATGTTCAAAGTACACATCTACCTTATCCAAATCGGTATCCTTAGTCTTAAAATCGACTATAAAGCCCGCCCTAGCCATCAAATCACATTTACCACCATACCCTAACGGATGGGCAAAAGACTTCTCTGAGAGCCATAGCTGGCTTCCAAAGGCATTCTTTAGGGTCTCTATAATGGTATTGATGTACGGGGGTTTTTCGGGCATATAGACCCCCTCAAACCACGATTGGATAATGGCGTGGATCGCAGTACCTCGTTCTGCAGCTTCCCTGCCCGTAGCCTTGGAATCCTGCATCACCCTAGCTAACCAATCAGATTCGGGTTCGTCAGGCAGTCTAGGCAGGGTTAAGGCCGCTAAAAGGACTTGTTGCTGTTTCCATGTATCAAGCCCTGCTTTCGATAGCATTCCGTTAATTGTTGTAACACTTGGCAGAAGTCCGAGCTTCCGTGCGTCACGGAGCGTTGTTGCCCGTTCCCCAGTTTTGCCGATGGTTGTGTAGGCTGGAGTGCCATCTTTCTTATACCAATGACCTGATTCACTCAGTTTCTCCTTAACTATCATTTTTTACCTTTATTGGTAGGGGCTAACTGCGCCCCTTTTTTTATCTACAAATAGTTACCCATTGGCAACCGCCACCACCGCAAACATACTGTTGCCAGCAATTAGCTTGTTGGGCTACTGCAAAACCAACTACAAAAGATGCTGCAAGAATTACAAGTGCTTTTTTCATGGTTTTCTCCTTAAAATGGAATATCACTTAAATCATCATCTTGAATCTTAGGCGCATTTTTTTCACGCTCTTGTTGCCCACGCCATTCACTACTCTCCGCTATCTTTTCCTTATAGTACTTAGGTAGCGCATCGTATTCTTCCTGCTTAAAACTTTGCAACCAAAAGATTTTGGTGGGGTTGATGCCTTCAGGCTGGGCGTTACGCAAGGCAGACGGCACAGGGCTAATACCTGAGATATTAGCGTACTTACCATCCTCAGAGTGCGTGATATTAACCATGCAAAACTTACCCAGTAAACCTTTAAGGTCAAAGTTCTTGCGATCTTCTGCGGTCATCTTTTTATTTGACCATGCCTCTAAATCTTGGCGTAACCGTGCCTGATCGCCTAAACTAACCGTATATCGTTTGCTTACAATTAACGGCTTTCCGTCATCGGTCTTGAGTGGTAGCCCTGCATCATCATCCCCGTGCAGTTCCCAAGTCAATACGACCTTGTGCATGATCTTGGTTTCCCCAGCCCACTCGGTAGCTTGGTGACCTAAGTCAATAACGGAGTAAAGCCTTGCCATATGCAAGCCAGCAGGGGCAATTCTAAAATCTTTTTGAGTATCAGAAATAATCATATTGTTCTCCCGTATGGGTTTAGGTCGTTAAATACACCCTGTAAGAAATTACGCTGACGGTTAACTGGCGCAAAGCCACAGCCATAGCGCAGTAGATCGATTTGTTCTTTGGATAGGTCTGTGCCACCTTCTAACACATTAAAGATGCGTTCAAGTTCACCTTGAAGCTGTAGTAAGTCATTTGTTTGCGATTCTATTTCACTCATTTGAGTTCTCCTATTAACACAGCATATGCTGTACCACCATATTAACTTAACTTAACAAACAATGCAAGAAATATGTTAAGATACCTTATGCCATTAAATTCAATCGCCATCATCAAACTTTTAGGTGGCCCTACCAAGGTTGCTAAGTTGCTAAATATCAGCGTTCCTGCCGTATCCATGTGGCAAAACGGGGATATACCCTACGACAAACTGGTGATCCTAGCTGCAACCCTTGAGCAACAAAGTCACGGGTTAATTACCCGAAAGACCCTATTCCCTGAAACTTATAAATTAATTTGGCCTGAGTTAGATTGATGTATACTGTGTGGGCAGAGTGAGATCTGTTTTGTAGTTACCTCTAAGCACAAGACCCTTTGGGTCTGATCTGAGTGTTTAGTAAATGATTTAGAGGCATTTATTAAGCAATCTCACCTTAGATCAGTCCCAAGGGGTTTTTCTATTCTGCCTAGCCCGTACTCATTGGTGTTGCTACGGTAAAGGCTGTAAATACCCCTAGAAACTACTAGCGCAATTGCGCCTCATTTAGCTGTATTGCTTGGCTACCTAAGAGAACCGTACTGTACGGATAGACCGATGATGTGATAAAGACAGACCTAGGCACGACAAAGACATCGAAGCAATATGAACCGACAAACTCAGCAAGATCGTAAATAACACCTATTCCTCATAGTAGGGATAGGTGTGTCCTCAAAATCTAGCAATCTCGTATTAAAAAAGCAACACTAAGGGTATATCCCTAGTAAATAGTGCTTGCAATAGTTAAGATAACTTAATAAACTAGATGTACTCAATACCGAGTGAGATAGAAAAAGGAGCAACAAAATGAACACATACAACAAACACACAGAAGTATCAATGATTGCTTATAACGGCAAATCAAAAAAAACAGCCAAGGCAGAAAGTTTTATTACTGGCACAGTTCAAAAGGTTACAAAACAATATATTTGGATTCTTAGCTACGCAGATAATCAAATTTGGAAAGCAGTTCGTTAAATTAACCAGCCCCTACGGGGGCTTATTTATATGATCGAAACCATAATGACCGTGTTTGCAATAGCGACATTTATCATCTTTTCAGCAGTAATGATAATTGCCGCATTTCTTTATTACTGGATGGATAAATGACCTTTCTTGTTGCTAACATACCGCCAGTTAAATGCTTTGTACGCAGAGAGTTTCTTTATAACCAAAAACAGGGGCATGGGGAACTAGAACCCTGTGTATGGATAACCGCCAAGGCCATTAAGGGTCAGGCGTTTCGTATCGAGTCGATGTTGACAAACTACGGGGCGTTGTACGACAAGTTACCTATTCATGCTTATGTGTGGAAAGCCGTAGAAGTTCCGTTACCCTTAGACTTCTTACAGATATGGGACTGTTTATCTTACGATATGGCGGTGATCGAGAAGTCTAACCTACGGGGTCTAAAGGTCAAGTTCTTTGGTAAGGACAAACAGTTTCATTTTGGCAATTACCTGTTTACTATTGACTTTGCTAGCCCTGACGCTAACCGCTTAGATACCAGCTTTAGTGAGGGGGTCGAGGAACATAAATCGTATAACTTTATTAAGTTAGATAACGGGCAGTTTGCTTGTCAGCCCAATAATCGTTGCCTTTGGTACGATGTTTCGCTAGTTCCTGCTGTCTTAAAAACTCCCGACTTTAGCATTCCCACCGAGGTTTATAGCGTTGAAAACCACGCTAAATGGAGTGCCAAAGATGAATGGTTCTATAACTTTGACGCACTATGACCTTCCAAGACTTCTACTCCCTATACCCCCGTAAAATGGCTCGTAAAGACGCTGAACGGGCATGGAATAGACTCACCCCTACCCAGCAAAAAGAATGCCTAGAAGCCCTGCCAAACTACCTTAAATACTGGAAGATTAAGGAAACCCAAAAAGACTACATTCCGTACCCTGCTTCGTTTTTGAACGCTGAACGGTGGACTGACGAGATTGACCTAGAACCCAATAAAAAGCCTGAATTACCGTGGTATTCCACAGAGGAACTGACCACCCGTAAGGCCCAAGAGGTAGGTTGCCCAGCTTACGGTGGAGAAACTTGGCAAGCATGGAGAGCAAGGATCAGCCAAAAGATTAAGCAATTAGATGAACAGCTATAAGCAAAGGATCGAGTATTTGGCCCAATCTTACATAGCCATAGCCCAGCGTTATAGGAACTGGGATATGGTCAAAGAATTAATCGAGCGCAATAAAGACACAGAAGCAGATGTAAAAAAACGAATAAAGGAACTGTATGCGAGAAATAGACCCGAATAAATGTATAGACTTTATCCTTGAAAACGCTGGTAAGTACGCATCTGCTAAAGGTGAGTTAGCCCAGCTAGAAACCTTTAAAAGCAGTCTAAAAGCCATAATGATGCAGAAATCAGGTGAGCAGACCATTGGGGCGCAGGAACGAGAAGCCTACGCCTGTCAGGAGTACCAAGACTTATGCAAGGCTATTGGGGTAGCGACCGAGAACGCTGAGAAGCTAAAGTGGGAACTAGAAGCCGCAAGACTACGCCACGCTACATGGCAAACCCTAGAAGTATCTAACCGTAACCAAGACAGGATATTAAAATGATAGCCCTATGTGATGAGTTTGCCGTATTAAAAAAGCTAATCCGTATGTATGACGATGCCCTTAAAGTCAACAACGCCACACAAATGATGGAGATTGCCATAGATATTTCAGAATCCGCTGAAAAGCTAGAACAGCACAGCGTAGACCATGTATCGCAATAAAAGCCTATTAGAGATTGTTAGGCGATTTCCCTGCCAGCATTGCGGGACTATCGATGGCACAGTCGTTGCCGCACACTCAAATCAACTAAGGGACGGAAAAGGCCGTGGCATCAAATCGTCAGACTACAGAATTAGCGCATTGTGTTTTACCTGTCACACAGAAATCGACCAAGGTGCAACACTTAGCAAAACAGAAAGAGTGGAACGGTGGGAAGAAGCGCACCGAAAAACGATTGCCCTCTTATTCGAGTCGGGGTTTTTATATACCAAGTTTTGAACAAATGACCCAAGACACCGTGGAATTGTTAAACTCTCTTAATGTTGATTCTAAACCTACCCCTACCCCCATCCGTCAATCATTACTGGGGGAGTCATGGACACAGGCGTTATATCAGCAAGGCAGGAAAAGAGTTCAAAGAAAAAGTTAGCGATTATGTGGTGGAGTGGAAAGTTCCCAAGCTAGGTACTGCCCGCTTAGAAATGCAGGTCACCCTGTATCCAAAAGACAGACGCAAGCAAGACATCGATAACCGAATCAAAGCCCTTTGGGATGCCTTAGCGGATGCTGGCGTATTTGATAACGATGAACAAATTGATGTGTTGATGGTACAGCGTGGTGCAATAAAAAAAGGTGGCGGTTGTCTTGTAGTTATTGATAAAATAGAGGAAACTACACCCATAACATAAGGATTTTTATGGAAAACTGTGCATTATTTGTAGCGACACTACTACATTCTGCGACCAACACGCATTTTTTTCATTGGTCTACCGACAGTTTCTCCAAACACAGCGCACTTGGCGAGTACTACGATGGGGTCGTACCGCTGGTAGACCAGTTAGCAGAATCATACTTTGGTAAGTATGGAAAGATAGTTAACTTCCCAAGCGTATACCACCAGCCCAAAGACCCAATTCGTTACATGGAATCCTTACAAAACTTTGTTAAGGAAGCCCGTCAAGACTTACCCCAAGACAGCGAACTACAGAACATTATTGATGAGATCGCAGACCTCATTAACACCACCGCTTACAAACTTAAGTTCTTGAAATAATGGACAAAAAAGCCGATTACCAGCAAGCCAATAAATTGGCGCAAATTCTAAGAAATTTAGAGGTTGGTGGTCGGGCTATGGATATAGGTAAAGCTGGTACTTTAATGCAAGGCAGGTTAGGTTATAACTTTCCTTTAGGAGATAACAGCACTTTGGGCGTTGGCGCAACAGGGACAAGTTTTGCGGATAATCGCTTTAACATTCCAGCTACGGTTAATTCTGTAGACCTAAGTTATGGAACACCCGACCAACGCTTGACTTTAGGGTATTACCCCAATAAATCACAGTTTATGGGTCAGCCGATGGGTCAAGGCGGTGTATCGCTAATGTATCGCAAACAATTTGATTAAGGATATTTATGCCACTCGATAAATCAGGTAGCGCAGAAGCAGTCGGCAAGAACATCAAGACCGAAATGAAAGCTGGCAAGCCAAAAAAACAAGCCGTAGCCATTGCACTCAGCGTTGAGCGTGAGAACGCCAAGGGTAGCCGTAAGGCAAAGCTAGAGGATGCCTACGCAAAGTACATTGAGGAAAAGGCATGAGTCGTAGGGATGACATTCGTGCGGCAGTAGAAAAGCACGATAAACCCATTCCTAAGACAACAACGGGCAAGGATAAGAATTACCTGCCTACAGAGCAGGGCGCAGGGATGACCGCCAAAGGTCGTGAGGCGTATAACCGTAAGAACAACGCTAACCTGAAAGCCCCAGCACCTAACCCCAAGACCGAGGCAGATAAAGGCAGGAAGGCATCATTTTGCGCCCGTATGGGTGGTGTAGTCGCTAAGAGCAAGAACGCTGAACGAGCAAAAGCAAGCATGAGGAGATGGAACTGTGGCTAAACAAGGACTATACGCAAACATCCACGCCAAGCGTGAGCGCATCAAGGCTGGATCAGGCGAAAAGATGCGTAAAGTAGGTAGCGAAGGCGCACCATCCGCTAAAGACTTTAAAGAATCTGCTAAGACTGCTAAACCGCAGAGCAGAAAAGATATGATCCGTGAAAAGATGAAGGATATGTAATGGTTAATCAGAAGTTAGCCGCTATCTTGCGTCAATTTGACCCTCATGGTGCTGATTATGATTACGATACCGCTATTGCCGCAGGGATGAAACCCCAGCAAGAAGGCGGTGAGAACCAAGGTCACTGGGGGTCAGTAGCCCCAACACCTATGCAGTACCGTATGGACTACAACCTGCCCGAAAACTCTTACATGATGCTAAAAGGTGCGGCACACCCTACATTTCAGATGGGCGTACAAGGCGAACAAGACAGGGGCTACCAAGTAATGAAGTTTGGTGACCGCTACTTCTCACTACCG